ATGTATCGAATACCTGAAGCAAGCGGACATTGTGGTAACGAATCCGCCTTTTTCGCTTTTCAAGGAATATGTTGCCCAATTGATGGAGTATGGAAAGCAATTTTTAATTATCGGCAACCAAAATGCGATTACTTATAAAGAAATTTTTCCTTTGCTAAAAAAGAATCATATATGGTTGGGACATCATTGTGGAGATATGGCATTTACTGTTCCTGCTACATATGAGCCAAGAGAAACTCGTTTTTGGGTTGACGAATCGGGTCAAAAATGGCGTAGTTTAGGAAATATATGTTGGTTTACTAATCTGGATTTAAAAAAGCGTCATGAAGAAATCATTTTGTATAAACGCTATTTTGGAAACGAGGAAGAATACCCATATTACGATAATTATGACGCAATCAATATTAACAAGGTTTCCGATATTCCTAACGATTACTTCGGGTATATGGGTGTTCCGATTACCTTTATGGATAAGTACTGTCCCGATCAATTTGAAATTATCGGGGCAACCGAAAGCGAGGGGAAAGGCTTTTCGGAAGGATTGTGGAATGCGGAAAGCAAAGTCGCTCAGCCTCTTGTGAACGGAGAAAGAAAGTTTAAGAGAATCTTTATCAGGAGAAGAAACAAAGTATGAACATCACGCAAAAATTGATAAAAGTCAGCGATGTTTTCGAGCAATACGCCGACAACGGCGATGACGGCGTATTTGCCTATGGCGGTCGGCTTGCCGTCCGTCCCCCTTATCAACGTGAATTTGTCTATGACGAAGGTCAATCCGAGGCGGTCATCCATACCATTCTGAAGGGCTTCCCGCTGAATGTCATGTACTGGGTCAAGGTCGGAGATGACCGATATGAGGTGCTGGACGGTCAACAGCGTACCCTCTCCGTCATGCAATTTCTCACACACCGCTTTTCGGTGCGGTTGGACGGACAAAAGTATTATTGGGATGCTCTGCCCGACGACAAATACGAGACTATTATGAATTACGAATTTATGGTATACATCTGTGAGGGAAGCGAATCCGAAAAGCTGGAATGGTTCAAGGTGGTAAACATTGCGGGAGAGCGGCTGACCGAGCAGGAGCTTCGCAATTCGGTTTACACGGGTACGTGGCTTTCCGATGCCAAACGCCACTTTTCCAAGAGAAACTGTGCGGCAAAGGGCTTGTCGGATAAATACATCACAGGCGACCCCAACCGTCAGGAACTGCTGGAAAAGGCACTCAGGGGAATTTGCGAGTATCAGGGAATCAAAGATATTACCGAGTATATGTCTGCACACAAATCCGATGCCGATGCGGACGAGCTATGGCAGTATTTTCAGGATGTCATTCACTGGACGGAAAAAATATTCCCCAAGTATTACGCCGATATGAAGGGCTTGGATTGGTGCCATCTGTACAACAAATACGGAGAGAACAAATACAACGCCACCGCCATGGCGGAGGAGGTCAAACGCCTGCATGAGGATGATGAGGTGCAAAAGCCAAAGGGAATTTATGAGTTTTTGCTGTGTCGGGATTCCGATCCCTTTGCGGGGCGGCTGTTGAATCTGCGAGCCTTCGACAAGCGGGAAAAAATGGCGGCGTACAGTCGGCAGGACGGAATTTGCCCCATCTGCAAAAAGCACTTTGAATTCGATCAAATGGAAGGCGATCATATCAAGCCATGGAGCAAGGGCGGACAAACGATTCCCGGGAACTGTCAAATGCTCTGCCGAGATTGCAACGGCAAGAAAACCGATCAATATTAACCCATACATCGTTTGCCGAAGGCAACCATCCCCGCCATGTTCGCACGCACTTCGTAAGCCTTCCCCAGCGGGGAAGGTGGCACGAGCCTTGCGAGTGACGGATGAGGAGATCGCCTGACGTACAGAATCTAATATAGAAACGAACCGTTTATTTTGATTTAAAAGATTCTTTTCGTTTAGAAACAAGCATACCCACACCTTAATCTGCCCTGCAAACGGCGATCTCCTCATCCGTCTTGCCTGTCGGCAATCCACCTTCCCCGCTGGGGAAGGCTTACGAAGTGAGTGCGAACATACAGGAGGACGTGGTTGCCTTCGGCAAATGATGATCATTTTTTATTTTTTAAAAAAATTTCGGTTTTTTTTGAAAAAACTTTGAAAAAGTGAGACAAAGTGAGACAAAAGGTCACCTTTTGAGACGAAATTCTGCGGTATACTATGGGTGCACAGACGGATAAGGAGGTAATACGCATGAAAAAAAGCGGAGGCGACTTATTATGGGACGCCTGCCGAAAAGGAAAATTGGATCATCTGTTGGAGCAATACATTCTTTCCTGCAAGGAAGAAAACAAGGAGGGGGCGGAGCGAACGGCTTCGTCCGTGAGAAAGGGAAAGCGAATCAGCGGACATTTCCCGAATTTAGCCGGCTTCTGCCGAGCCAAGGGCATCAGCATGGAGACACTGGCAGAGTTGGAAAAGGAGTTTCCCGAACAGGTGGCACGCTTTTATGTCATTCTGGAGGATGAGGCACTCAATTCGGGGCTCCCACCGCCGATCCTGTCCGCTTATCTGAAAAAACGGCTGGGCTATGAGCGGGAAGCTGCTCCTTCGGCGGGCGAGGCACCCGAAATTCGGTTTGAGCATGATATTCTCAAGGATGGCGAATAAGGATACGTTGCGGATTGCGGGCGTTCCCTCCCCCCGCCAACAAGAATTTTTCGATTCCCGTACCCGATTCACCGCCTATGGCGGGGCGAGGGGCGGCGGAAAGTCTTGGGCGCTTCGGCGCAAGCTCGTTGCCATGTGCTTGCGCTATGAAGGGCTTCACTGTCTGCTCATCCGCCGCAGCTATGCCGAGCTGAAAGCCAATCACGTGCTTCCCTTTTTGAAGGAATATGCCTCTCTTGTGACCTATTCTGCTTCGGATATGTCCCTTCGCTTCTTCAACGGAAGTCGGATCGATCTCGGGTACTGTGATACCGATCGGGATGCCTTGCGCTATCAGGGACAGGAATATGATGTGATCGCCATCGACGAAGCGACGCAGATCAGCGAATATTGCTTCTCCTGCTTCAAGGCCTGTCTGAGAGGAACTCGCCCCTATCCCCGACGTATGTATCTGACCTGTAATCCCGGGGGAATCGGACATGCTTGGGTCAAGCGGTTGTTTATTGACAGGCGGTATCGCAGGGGCGAGGACCCCAAGGATTATACCTTTATTCCCGCTTTGGTCTATGACAACGCCTGTCTGCTTCGCTCCGATCCCGACTATCTCCGTTCCTTGGAATCGCTCCCCGAACGACTGAGGGATGCGTGGTTATACGGCAGATGGGATGTGTTTGAGGGGCAATTCTTTCCCGAATTTGACGGTGGGGTGCATGTGTGCAAAGCGGAGGAGCTTCCCACAAGGCTGACCTACTTTGCGGCAATGGACTATGGGCTTGACATGCTGGCGGCACTTCTGCTGGGGGTGGACACGGTCGGCAACTATTATGTTCTGCGAGAGACCTTTGCGCCAAATCTGACCTTGTCGGAGGCGGCGGAGCGGGTCTCGGCACTCTGTCGGGATGCTCCTGTGGAATTTTTGGTTGCCTCTCCCGATCTGTGGAACCGTCGGCAGGACAGCGGAAGAAGCGGCTTTGAGATCATGCAGAGTGTGGCGGGGATCCCGCCGATGCTGCCCGCCGATTCTCGGCGGATCCCAGGCTGGCGTGTTTTGCGGGAATATCTGACGGAGCGCTCAGACAAGCCCCGATTGCGGATCTGCGAGGGCTGTGATGAGCTGATCCGCACACTGCCCGCCCTGCTCTGCGATCCGAACCGACCTGAGGATGCTTCTTCGGAGCCGCATGCCGTCACGCACATGCCAGAGGCACTTCGCTATGCGGTCATGAGCCGTTGTCCGCCTCCCAAGTAGGAGGTATGGGACATCTGTCATTTTTCGTTCCAAAAGAAACCGGGATTTTTTGACTGAACCATTCCGGTCTGTGCCTGTCAAAAAACCATGAAAAAAGAAAGGCTTATACATATGTTCAAACAATCAAAAAAAACACTGACGATGGATGGCTTTGGCGGCATCGGATCGGAGATCGGAGGCGGACGGATCGCCGATGCGGTCAATTTTCGGATCGGCTCCGACGGCGCACTGGAAAAGCGCTGCGGCTATCGGTGTCTTGCCGATGTGGGGCTTCCTGTCCGCGCCTGCTACAGCGGTCTTTTTGAGGGACGTTTTGCCATCTTTCTGCTGGCGGGGGATACGGTATATTCGTTAGACCTTGCCGACGAGACCCTATCCGCCCTTTACACGGTGGCAAATGCGGAAGGAAACGCTTGCTTCTTTTGCCTGCGGGGCGTTCTGTATCTGATGGACGGAGGGGCTCTCTATGAGCTTCGGGACGGGCAGGCACTTCCCGCAGTGGGCTATGCACCGCTGTTCGGGAAGGATTGGCCCAACGACATAGTAGGAGAGATCTGTGAGCCGAGGAATCTGCTGACCCGACATGCCAGAATCAGCTACGTGGTGGGCCAGCCCGCCTCAGCGATGCTCTGTACCAAATACGCCGTGGAATCGGTGGAGGCGGTCTATCTGAATCAGGTCCTGATGAGCCCTGAGGACTATCAGATCGACCCTACCTTCAACACCGTGAACATTCCCGGGCTGGTGAGCGGAGACCGTGTGCTGATCTATCTGACCTTCAAGAATGGGGTAGAGGCTCTGCCCGAGAGCTTCTATTCCTGTACTGAGGCGATACTGTTCGGTGGGGTCAACCGAAATCGACTCTTTTTCCGAGGCGGCAGCTTGCCCTCCGTTCTGTTTTGCTCCGCCTATGTGGATGAGGAGTCCCGAGCCGAGAGCCAACGGCATTATCCGGGTGCCGCTCCGCTGTATATTCCCGAGGGGTATGAATTTACGGTGGGAGACGGACGGTATCGGATCCGAGGCACTGTTCCCTACCATGATCGACTTCTGATCTTCACGGAGGGTGACACGTGGATGGCGAAGGAAGATACGTCGGGGTTGGCGGAATTTCCGATCATCCCCGTTCACGCAAAGCTGGGCTGCTTTTCCGAAAACGGTGCGGTGGCGATGGGCAATGAGGTGCTGAGTATGGGCAGGCATGCCGTCCTGACATGGAAGGATGCCGCCGATGCCTTGGATCGCTGTACTGTTCGGAGCATTTCCGATGAAGTTTCCTCTTTTCTTGCCAAAGCGGACAGCGCCGATTGGGGGCTTTTCTACCATGAAGCCGAGCATGTGCTTTTGTGCTACTGCCGAACCTCGGGAGATGTTCTTCTGTACAATCCCGACCGTGACTGCTGGTACCGCTATACGGGCTTATATGCCGACGCATTTTTCGATGCGAACGGACGGATCGGCTTTTGGAAGGGCGGACAGATCTTTTTGCTGGATCCCTCTTTGTCGGAGGATCATCCCGCAAGCGGAGAGCCTCTGCCGATCTGCGCCGAATATGCGGGAGAGCGGATGGATCTGGGCAGCGAGCAGAAAAAGATCCTTGCCGGGATCACGCTGTACGGGTGCTTTGAGGAGGATATCGGAGAATGGAGTCTGACGGAGGACGGGAAGCGGACGGTCGGACATTCCTTGGTCTGTCATGCTCCCTCGGACTACGCCGTGCTTCGGCGGCGGACGCCCTCCGGGCGGTTCCGCCATGCATCCTTCCGTCTGACGGCAAGAGGGACATCCCGTCCCATTCTTCACCGCCTGTCACTGCATATTCGGTGACAGCCGTGGTTTACAAATCCAAATCATGAAAGGAATCTATTATGAAAAAACAATCATCCGCTCCGCCTCATTCGGTGACGAAGGCATGGAGCCAATATGAGGCGGGCAAGAGCTACAAGCGGCGGATCGGGCTCTATGAAACGGTGCGGCGAAATGAACGCTTTTACCGTGGGGAGCAATGGCAATCGGGAGAGGGCGCCGATCTTCCCAAGCCCGTCTTTAATGTGATCCGCCGTATTGTGGATTATTTGACCTGCTCGGTGGCTTCCACCAATCTTTCCATTCGCTTTGCCGATGACGATCTGCCCTTTGTGGCGGATGCGAAGGAGGCAGAGCAGATCAAAAGATCATTGGAGCTTTTGCGGCTCAACACCGAGTTCCGTTGGGAGAAAAACTCTATGAATTTCAAGCTTCTGCGGCTCTTGACCGATGCCGCTCTGAGCGGAGACGGCGTTCTGTACTGCTACTGGGATCCTTCCCTGCGCTCTCCCCAGCTCTTCAGCGGCGATATCGTCACTGAGGTCATTGACAACGTGAACCTCTTTGTGGCAGATGTGAACCGAGCCGATCTGCAATCGCAGGAGTATGTGATCGTGGCGGGGCGCTCTTCGGTGACTTCTCTGCGCAGAGAAGCCGAGGAGGCGGGCGCAACGGAGGAGGAGCTGAAGCGGATCGTTCCCGATTCGGAGGTCTCCTGTCAAAGCGGCGATCTGTCGTGCTATGAGCTGGAGGGCGATGCCGAAGCCAAAACGACCTATCTGATCAAATTCTGGAAGGAGGACGGTCGGGTCGTCTTTGAAAAATCGGTCAGAGAGTGTCTGAT